GTGACATTCTTGAGAAAATTTTCGAGTCTGCTTAACGGCATACCTATAAATACTGACACTATCTCCTTCAACCTATTTATACTATGGCATCTGGTCCTCAAACCGAAAAACTAATAGTGACCTTTCAAGAGAAGGCAAAGAAAGCAGCGAAAGATAAAACTGAAGTAGCAAAAACTCAAGAAGGTTTTGAAATAAAAGATTCAGAAGATAACATTCTTGCTAAAATAGAAAATCTAGATGAAGTTATAAACAGATTCGATCCCATTACAAAAGGACTAGACGATCGTATATTAACACTCAACACTCCTGTTAGTGATGCACAGACAGATTTATTCAATCTATACACGGGTGCTGCACAAGTAGGATGTTCGTCTTATGTATCTGATGCCACAGCAGTTGTAGATATAAGAAGGGATGTAGTTCAATTATATAATTACGATTACACTGATAATTCCTATACCGGTGAAGATCCATTCAACGAAAGTAATTTTGCAATGACCACATCTAATGTTGGTATTGCAACTTATACTGGTATAATAACTGTCAGTATTGGAACATTTTTTGCTTTGACTGGAACAGAAGCAGTGTGCACATCCTATGCAAGTAGTATCACTGCGAAGAATAATGAAATTACAGCAGCACAAGCAACACGAGATGCTGTCACATTACCAATAAATGAATTGAAAGCAGCACGATCAGAATATCAATTACAAAGATATGGATATCGTAAGACACAAGTTGAATTAGATTCTGATATTAGCAGTGCTAATTTGATAGTGCAGACACTACAAGACCCTGATCTTGCTCAGTTTATAAGAGAATAATTATTTTTTCTTTTTCTTCTTTGAGTTCTTCTTTCTATTGAACTTGAAATTTCTATCTCCTGTTATTGCTTGACACCGCCTTATATGCGAACCAAATTCGATTCTGCTATTGCAGATATGTCCGCATACAGGGCATTTTATTTTGCTCATACATAAAGTATTTCCGTATCATCTTCTGCTGCCCTAATCACTTCTAGGACTGCCATGAATTGATTTACTGTTAGTCCATCAATGATCTTTGAGGATCCATTAGAACCAAACAAAGAAAAAGATCTCGCAGCGATATTTACCTCTACGAGATCTACAAATTCATCAATCATAATAAAAGTCGGGTACTCCCCTATTATACCACAGGTACTTATGCAGTCAACTTTTTCTTTTTTGGTTTGAAGTCATTCAACACAATTGGTTCCGGTGCCTGTTCGACCTTGATTGGTTCTGCAGTTACAGTATAATATGCATTCAATGCACCACCTCCACCGTTTCTTACTATAACCTTCGCTCCCCACTGAATTTCTTTTACAAACAACTCCTGAGCTGTCCCTATTGCAGTCAGTTGTACAGAAATTGTTTCTGGTTTGATGTTACCCTGCCAATCTTCTGGTAATTCTATGATTCCGTCGATGTGGACTTTTCCGCTTGTAGTGTAGCAATGCATTGTTCTAGATGTTCAATTCGCTTGTTTTGTTCCTTGATCGCCTCAACTAAGAGACCAGTAAGGTTTTCATACATGATACCTTTGACTTCATGGTTTTTACCATCAGTATCGATACGAGTATTTATGACCACTTCTGGAACTACTTTTTCAACATCTTGAGCGATCAATCCTATCATAGTTCCCGGTCTGTTCTTTGCCAAAGTCTTATGATTCCATTCAAATGTAACGCCTTGAAGTTGTAGAACTTTAGACAGAGGTGATAGTATAGGTTGTATATTCTTCTTTAGACTTCTATCTGAATGAGCATGCAGGAGAGTCAGTGGCACACCATTATGATTCCAACTACCTCTGAGTGTTCCATTTACAGATGTAAGAGTCATCGTTGGTGCTGCACAGAACTTCTTCGGTTCTGCTGATGTTTCTCCACCAACTGCTGTCTGCTTTCCTACCCTGTTATGAAACCCAAGCATATTCTTGAGTCCTATACCATTATGAACACCAATATTGTTGGTCACACCTATCATAGAGTTTAGACCAAAGGCATTCAGATATCCCATTAGGTGTGTGCCACCCGTAACTTCGAGTGTTAGACCCGGAACTGCTGATATAAACGGTGGTATCCCCGGACCCATCTGACACATTGCTCTCGCAAAACCTGTTGGTGGTACTGCACCAAAAAATGCAGGACCCACACATGCTAACGTTCCATTGAAAGGAAGTTTTGAGTTGAGTGTAAATGCTGATAGATCAAGTTTTACCGGTATACTTGGACCGATATAAACTTTTCCTGCTGATACTTCTGGTGATTCCATTACCTTTCCTGTAGTTTTTCCACGACTGTTTTTGCTTGCATGGGTGCTATATCATTTAGTCCATTAGCATCGAACCATGGTGCTGTTTCCCAGTCAAAACCTTCACCGAATGTATTGTCAGGTGACACGATATACCAGTGACACTTTGCATCAGGTATATCTACAGCACAAACTGCCCAGTCATCTGTCCACTGTGGTACTTGAACGTACATCACAGGTAGATGATTAGCAAAGAATGATAATATAATAGAAAAAAATACCATCAATTTAATAAGAATTGTTCAAATAACGAGTTTAGGATATCCTGTGCTGATGTTGGTATAAGTTTGGTCTTCTTCTCATACACATACACTGGATTACCGGCAACAACATTCCATCCCTTTGAGTGTGATATTAGAGTATCTGATGCTGTAATAACACACTTTGTTCCAAATGCTTTGAAATTATTGTCTGCATCTAACATTATATCCCTTTTACAGAAAACAGTAAAGTCTCCATCATCAGCAGTGGTTTCCATCGTAATATTTCTTGCAGAAACATTGAAGTCACCTCTTGCATCTATATTAACATCACCCTCTGAATAGATGTGTAAACCACCGTCTCCTTTTGCTATAAGGTTACAACCTTTTTTATTTTCTCTAGATCTAAGTTCCCATCCACCATCCTCGAAAATTCTCAGACTAGATCCACAACCACCAGCTAATTGCACCTGATCAGGTCTTAGTTTTTTTTCATCGGTGGTTTTACCAATACGAAGAAAACCATCTTCCGGTGTGTTTATTATGAGTGGTTCTGTTTCTTTACTCATCAGTATGCTGCAACACAATCAATTACTTTCATAGCACCATCAGGAATGATAACACCCTCAAATTTGTTGAATCTCATAATGGGTCTCAATAATGCTCCATAACCAGTGTCTGTATTTATTGTTAGGTCAGGAATGACTTTACAACCTTTATGAGCACTAACAACTGTCGCACCAACGATTCTTCCAAAATCATCTAAAAGTGGTTTGAATGTTCCACATGCACTCACGATAAGATCACCTTCTCTATAACCTCTGCCTGTTCTCACTACTTCTATATCCTCAATCTCACCGACAACATTCACACCTTCACTGTCAGATACGTCTGGAGGAGTTTGATATCCTCCACCACCTCTTCTTATTATAATATTGATAACTTGACCATTTTTCACTATTGCTTCACCTTCTGCTCCTCTACCTTCACAGTTGTCTATAATACTAACATAAGTCGATGCAGGGTCGTATCCCACACCTAATGATTGCATATTAACACCCACAATAGCACCAACTTCATTAATAACAGCATTTGCCACTGCACCTATTCCTCCACCACCAAATATTTCTATCTTAGGTGGACCACAAACTTTATTATTGATTGGACAGTCACCAATAATCTCTGCAACTCTTTCTGCATTTTCGAGGTCATCTTCATCTAATCCAAAGAATTTGTCTATACCATCTGTAATAGACTTACCGATTCCTGCAACATTGAATTTTGAAGAGATATCAATTGTTTTCTTGAAATCGAGTTTTGTCTTTTTAGTTGGTCCAAAATTTAGTGCCCAGTCATAAGGTTCTGGTTCACATTCTTGATCTTCACATGATAATAACTTCAATCCTATTTGAGCATAACCCATCGCCTTTTCAATATATCCCATAAACGATCCAATAGGTCCTAAAATTCCTGATAAGGTGCTCATTGCATCCCCAATCGCTTCTTCAATCTGATTGAACATTTTTGTATTCAATCCACCTAAAAACTGCTCTGCTGCACAGAGTGGTGCTTGTATAATCTTTCCGATCAATCCTATTAAGAAGTCTTCTATAACCTTTTGTAGTGCTTTTATTATTTTCTCTATCACACAATAAATTTTATCCACTGCTTTCTTGACAGCAATGTCTTTCAATAAACTATCAAGTTGTAGAAACCCCATAAGTTTCTCAACCAAGTCATATATTTTGGCAAATAAGAACTTTCTTGCTAGTCTAATGACTTGAGCATATGCTCCTGATATTATTTGTGCTGTGTCACTTACAAGTTTTTGAACATCCTTCATTTCATCCATGATAGGATCGATGTAAGTATCTTGAAACTCTGTCAATCCTTCTGCAACTTCTATAAAAGATGCAAGAGATCTTGAGAGTTGACTCATAAAGGACTTATCACCTTTACATTTCTCAGGTTTTCTTACAACTTCCTGTTGTTCATCAATGTGTATCTGTCTTGTTCCTACTCCCTCATACGAGTTATTCTCGTCAAATAAACCATTAGTGGCACCGGGATCAGTACCGTCTATTGTTTGATTTACAAGAGACCATACAATATTAGGATTTGAATATGGTGCTTTGAATTCATAAGAGAAAGTATCACTATCAAGGTAAGGTATTATATTCTCAACATTTTTTCCGGCAAACTGAGATAAACCTATTACTGGAATTTGTTGCTCTTCATCAGCATAAAAACCCCACACCAACTCACCCCCACGGAATGTCAAAGAGGTTCCTGCATGGTCTTTTCCTGCTCCTAAAACAGGATTCACCATTACGATCGCCCAAGGCAAATCCTTATCGGCGACTCCATCTTCACCTCCCTCCGCAGGGTGTTTTCCTATGATTCTAACCTTTACCCTATATCCATATTCTTTATGATGTTCTCTCCAAGCTGCATCAGTTGTGACGTGACCCCAAAACCATTTGAGTCCGTCTTCACCGCCAAAACTTGAACCAGTATATGAAAGAAATGGATTACCCGACATTGTTTAATCGTCGTAAATAAGGCATTCTGGTTCATCTGGATGCATATCACAGAATAGTTCTAATGCATTAGGATCATGGTGATCCCCTGCATCAATCTCTTTCTTGTGGTGATCCATGTATTCTTGTAGTTCATGCAATTCTTCCTTTGCATGCCTTCTAGCAGCAGGACTTGCAATGGGGTCTTCGATAACCTCTTTGTCGTGTGCTATGTGATCTTCGATAGATTTCATGATAGTTCTGAATAAGAGTCTCTAACTAATTTGAGTCCAGTGTAATCACCTTCCGCAAGTAGTTGATGAGACAGTGATTTGATCATATAGAGACCTGATGCGGGATTTACGTGCCCACTATTAGGTTCATCTATATTTAGTCTAGGAAATTCAACTTCTACAACAGATCCTGCAGATAATCCCACATTCATGGGAACAGTGATAGTAAGCACTTCTGAGAATAATGATGCGTAACGAGATTGAATCCTACTCTTGTATAATACATGTTCTTGGTTAGTTTTGCCAGTACTGTCAGCATCAAATTCCTCTCCGGCATCAAATGTACGACTATCAATAACTGATAACATTATCCTAGACTCCTTCAGAAATTCTTCTGGGTTATGAGTTACCTCGTTTGCCAACACAGCACCATCCTCATCATATGTTGGTTGAAATTGTTGTGATGCTTTTGCATCTCTTACAGGTATGGTATGAACGTTACCATTCAAATCTACGAAAGTATTAAATGATGCATACTGACCCGACATCAATTTTTGAAGTAGATTGTGATTAGTTGACCAAGATGGTTGACTAACGATTCTAAAATTATTTCTCATATCTAATGCATCCATAGTAGATGACTGAAAATATTTTGGAACTTTTCCTGTTCTTTTCAATTCTTTTGCTGCTTTGAAGAGATTATCTATACTCTTGAAGTAATACCCTTTAATTGTTTCCCAAAAGAAAAATCCACCACTACCTTCATTAGAGGTGTCTGTACCAGTGCCCCCTTCTATCACAGGTAAAGATTTTGTTGCTAAACTTATACATGTTTGCAAAATTCTTTTATAGTTACCCATGAATTGTATTGGGTATTTTGGTTTCTCAAGGTTTTCCGTCTTTGCCCAAAAATCAGGAACACCAAGTTGTTTTAGAAACTGAGCAATGAGAACATCTGCTTTACCATTATATTTCTGATACAATCTTGTTAGGTTATTATTGAACATCCCCACAGTTTCAAGTTCTAACACATAGACATCTTTCTTCTCTGTACTTCCACTAGCAACTATATTACTAATATATAATGGATAATCTGTGAAATCAATATCACCAGAAGGAGTTTCGATGAACAGTTCAACCTTAGAACCACTTCTTATTGGCACATGTTCCTTTTTACCAAACGTATCAAGTATAGTTACATTAATATGAATTGAAGCATCAGTTAGATCCTCATATACTGAAATTGGTCCTAAAAGAGTTTTCATATCATGTGTCACTGATCCATTAGGATTCATAACATTGAAAACCTTTATCTCAGCACCTTTTGAGTAATATCCAGACTTTGCCATTATACCGTCATCTGATTGAAAGCACGTATGCTATTTATTGTGCCATTATAAGGAGAATCTTCAGTATTATATGCGATACTATTACCACTTCCACCATCAATTATACTAGCATCAGACTTCAAGTTAGTGTTGGTTCTATTGATCTTCGATTTTTTGATTATGTTTGTAATACCCTCCTTATCTAATAAGTCATCTAGAAAATCTTTTATTTTTACTTTATCACCTACCTTAGTTGAAAATTCCTTTTTTATAGCACCTTTCTTCAATCCACCAGTCAACGTGTCTACTTTCCTTGAAAATTCCTCTCCTAATCTTATACTCTCCTCTAAATCCTTATTATTTTTGAAGTTTTTTAGTATCTTTTCAATCAACCTTTCTTTTTCTGACTGTTCTGATAATCTTTTCTTGATAAGTTGTTCTTTTAATTTTTTAGTTGGTTCTGCATTTCTTTTGAAAAATTTCAATACATTTTGAAATAATTTCGTCTTTCCAAATTTCGCTAACATCGGTATAAGCAATTTTTTACCCAATCCAACAAAGACTCCTCCAGTTTTGACTGCAAGGAAGGTTCCTCCAACTGCAAGAACTAATCCTGATGCACCTACAAGAATACCTTTTCTATATGCCTCATTTACAAATGCTTGACCAACTCCACCACCGCCACCACGGGGTATTCTAATAAGGTTCCCATCCTTATCTCTACCTGTTGCTTTGAGAATGAAAAGGTCTGTCTCTTCATTATATCTACCAAACTTATCTAAAGCACTATCAAATCTATCTAATCCCTCTGTAAATTCTGTTCTTGCATTTTCTCTCAGATTAGTTTGTTTCTCTTCTTCTCTTCTTCTGAAATCTGCTGATGTGACTCCACTCATACGATCAGCGATACCAGAACCTAGGTTAGCACCTAGAAAACCACCTATAAGAGCACCAATAACAGGAATTGGTATCAATGCTTGACCTATTGCAGCACCGGCAATACCACCAACTGCACCACCACCTGCACCTGCTAATGCTTGTGTATTTGTTTGACCTAACGATTTTCTATTCTTGAAATCAAGTCCTGCAAATGCAGTGTTAAGAATAACGTTACCTCTACTTATACCTCTAATATTTTTGAATCTGGATAATCCACTAAATCTTCCGGGTTTAGTTCTAAGTCCTCTTGTAGATACAATATTATTTCTTGGAGTTATATTACTTCCTCTCCCACCACCAATACCTAAACTAAGTAATCCTGCACCTGAAGCAATATTATCAACTAATCTATCAGTTCTCTTCTCTTGTACTAAGTTGCTCTGTATATTAGCAAGAGTTCTAATTCTTTTCTTTGATGCTTCCTTCTTTTTCTCTAATAGTCTAGTTCGTGATTGAATATCGACTAAGATAGATTGAGTTAGGGCATTCTTTAGTGATGCAGTGCCAGTCCTAAGACCAATCTGTGAATGTTTTAGTAGTACTTGTATATTCATTTATTCTGTGTATGTGCCATACTGTAATATGAATGGTATTTTTACAATATTCTCATATTCTGGATTTACAGTAATAAAACTACTTCCCGGTGAAGTTCCGGGACTGAATACTGTATTGTTCTGATCAATATTCTCATCCTCTTCACCACCAATATCAAATAAATTGAGTCCTGATATATTACTGAGGAAAGATTCATCATTAGTAAACATCATATCAGATTCCTGAAAAAGACTTGTAACTTCTTTCGGATTGAAATCAAATATATTAGCAGTGTCTGTGCCTACTTCTTCAGTTACCTCACCACCCTCTACATTACTCTCAAGTTCAAGTTCATCACCTTTCTCTTCTGATCTATTGAAAAAATTACTTACGAGATCTTTTGGACCATCAGGCATTTCAACATCATCATCTATTGTTGATGCTACCTCTTGGTTTATGATAGGTCTCTGTGTGCCATCCAATATACTATCAAATCTTGTAGTAGTTGCTCTGAATCTACCCACATCATTTTTTGTAAGTAAGTTAGGTAAAATTTGTCTCTTCTGCAATTCAAATCTTCTCTGATCAGAATCTCCCCTAGAACCTAATATTGCACCTGTAGTAAGTAATCCACCACCAACTAGAAGTTGTGATAATAAATTTCCTCTACCCCCAGAAGCAACCGTAGAAGCACCTCCACGTCCACCTAACAAAAACCTTGCCATCACCACTGTGCTGACAACCTTTATAATCTCAGGTAAGAATGCTGTTACAGCAATGCCTGCATTCTCTAGTCCTGATCCAGTATCTCCCTCAAGAAACTCTTTTGCTGAAACTAAACCGGCAAATGCTCCAAATTGGCGTCTTAGATTTTGAAAACTCGCTGCTAATCCTGTTAGTTTCTTCCCTTCATCCTCTAGTATCTCCTCTTCTTTATCTGCTAATTCCTTTACTTTTCTATTTGACTTTAGAACTTCACTTGCTATATTTTTTAGATTATTATTAACTAATTCAATCTCTAAAAGAAGTTTACCGAGTGCTATGGTATCTTTTTTCTGCAATCCCTTATCAACATCAACCTTTTCTTGCATTCTATCGAATGCATTTGCCATTCGACGTGAAAGAGGAACCACCCCAGAAAATTTTGGAGTTTTTGTTATATTTTCATTATTCTGCTTATTTTCCCCTGCTGGTAACATAGGAGTATTAGAACGCACCAAATTCTCAGGGAGCATCATACCTCCCTGCATCACTAATTTTTGGTTTGATTCAGCCATTCTTTGCTTGCTGTGCTTCTAAATTTTTCTTTTCAACATAATTATGAAGCATTTCAATGTAGGTTTGTTTTTCCCACGGTATCATATTCTCTACCTCTGATATACTCCATGAATGGAATTGAACCAGAGCAAACATATTTTCCATGTATGATGATAGAGACTCATGATACATCATCACGCGAAAAAATTTGATAAACCCTCAATTACAACATCATTATCCTTTTTAGTTTTAGGATTCTTCACTGTGGTTTTATATGACAACTTAGGCATTGTGGTAAAAAATTCTTCAATTTTTTGAAATTGATTTGAACTTAGTTGCCCAACAAAATCTAATAATTCTTTTTTTGTACATTCACTTGCAGACCACGCTTCATCTTCATTATAAACTTGATCAATACAATCAGCGACACTATCAAATGTCTTTTCAACTAAATCTGTGCTTTTTAATTCGGAAACAATAAAGTTATTTTGTACAAATTGTTCAAGTGAAGGATACTTTAGTTTTAGAAATAGGTTATTTCCTAAATCAATAGTATCATTATGTTCATCAGGCACATTTAGTTTTATATCTGACATTTCTATAGTCAAAGGGACTTGAGTTTCCCCATCATCCTTACATGTGACAAGTAATTCTACAGTTTCACCAACTGATTTACCTCTTATATTCAAAAATAAGTATTCTAAGTCAAAACTAGGTAGTTCATCTACTTTGATGCCACGAGTGAGAATACAAGACTTCAACACACTTTTGAGTGTATTGTAGATAGTCTTATCATCACCACTTTCTAATGCAACAAGTAATGATTTCTCCTCTTTTACTAAAAAGGGGCGAAATTTTACCTTTTTATTAGATGAAATCAAATCTAGTTCAAATACCGGGGTTGAAACCTTTGGTAATGGCATAATTTTTCAATTCAGTATATTATATAGCAAGCATAAATGGACTTATTAATTTTCTTGCTTTTTGTTGCAGTGAAGCTTCTTCATCATTAGTTCTTGCACCTCTATCAATAGTAAAGTAGTCATATTTGAAAGTGATAGTGGTTTTCACCAACTCTGCCTTTCCATACGCCAGAGGAGCAGCAATAATACTTGCAGGGAAACAATTCTTCATATAATATGTGATGAAGTTAGGTGTCCTCTTACGTATACGACTTGAATCCTCCAATCTACTCTCAGGCATTAGAAAATCACTACTAAACGCTGTAATTTCCATCTCACATTTATAGGATCTAGGATATTTTAGTTTTTTATAAGCATTGTCTCTACCTCTTTGTCGATCTATACTACCATGATTCCGATCTTCAATTTGTATAGGTGAAATATATTCTAACCATGCATTGAATACTTCTTGAGTAAAATAGTCTTTTTGAGCATAGAAGGTGAGATTGAAATCAGGATATCTCCTGTATACAGCATAATTTTGTGTTATACCTTGTCTCAAACCACTGACAGAGGCAGTTTGAATCTGTGAACCGGGTAAAACCGCTTCTGAACAGAATATTGCTAAATTATCTCCCGGTTCATTCATTACATCATTAGCGGGTAATACCACATGCTGCTTTATAAACTGCATGAGGTTAGGATTTCCACCCTGAGTATTGAAGTTGATATAAACGTCATAAAGATTATTAAATGCAGGTACAGCATTATTGAACCCACCGAGATTATACAACTCTTCTGTTCTCAAGTAAAATCTATCTTTTGAAAAAACTCTTGAATTAGGCATCTAAATAGATGGACAGTATATACTATGTATGTCATATAAGGGGAAGTTCCGACCTTCCAACCCAAAAAAGTATAAAGGTGATCCCACTAAGGTGATATATCGCTCTTTATGGGAACTGAAATTCATGCGATGGTGTGATGGTAATGTGAATATATTGAAATGGTCTAGTGAAGAGGTAGTTATACCATACAAATCACCTATTGACAATCGTTTTCATAGGTATTTTCCAGACTTTTATGTCAAAATGAAGAGTTCTACTGGTAAAATAGAGGAAAGACTCATTGAGGTCAAACCACAAAAACAGGTCAAAGGTCCTACTATACAGAAAAGAAGAACTAAGAAGTACATTGCAGAGGTATATGAATTTGCTAAAAACCAAGCAAAATGGAAGGCAGCAGAATCATTCTGCAAAGATCGTAAGTGGAACTTTCAAATCATAACGGAGAAAGAACTTGGCATCTAGTTTACTCAACACTCAACCATCCGACGTCAGGCCGGGAAAACTTTTACTGTTCAGATACTCTGCAAAGTATAAAGAAACACTCCCTTTCTACGATAAACACCCCTTATGCTATGTCTTAGCAACAGAGTCAGGTGCTTTTTATGGTATAAACCTTCATTACACCAAACCATCAAACAGAATGGCAATCATGAGATATATTGATGAAAATAATGATCCAACAGTCATCACAGGATACCATAAATACCTGTACGGTTACGTAAGGTCAAATTTTTCAGAAGTTCCTATGTCGGATTGGGAAAAAGCATTTAGTTTATCATTATCAGAATTCGTAAGAGTTCTAGGTGGTATTGAAATGCCAGTAAATATAGCGAGGTATCAGTAATGAGTGGTGAAACAGATGACATAATGAGTTCTTATGACCTTCTTCTGAATACAGATAAAGGTGGTTGGCAGGATACATTCAAAAATCTACGTGAATTTATTGATCAGACTAATGGTTCAAATGTTATTACTTTACCAGATGGAAGAATTGAAGTTTATATACAGAGTAATGATCATGTTCATACTAATAATGCTAATGGTGAATTTATAAATGGAATAAATTCAGAGATACCAAATATAGAAGGTCTAAAAGTAACCACCTACGTAGATGGTGAAATAAAATATGAAACTGCTGTAGTTGGTGCAGAAGCAGAACAATTTATAGGAATGATAGATCTTACTCCGGGTAGTCCGACTTTTGGTTTGATGGATAAGAACTTCGGATTCAAGAATGTAAAAAACTTCACCATGCCATTTTTCGGGCAGGGAAGATACAAAGCATCTGGAGAGGGGTTGTATATTGGTGCAGGAGAGGAATATAATGTCAACGCTTATAACGCCATTTACGACCACCCAAATACAAAAGTTGCTCTTCTCACACAACTATTTCAGTTAGATTTGTATGCTGATACCTATAATTTAGATAAAGAACAACTGATAAAAGAACTAAGAGGAAATGGAGCACATTGGGTAGCAGATAGATATGAAGAAATTGCTAATAAAGAACTTACTCATGAGGGTTTCTTACGAGATGGATACACAATTGAATCTTTAGAAGAAAGAAAAACCCAAAGTGGGTCTACTACCTCCGAATTAAATACAGTTGAAGTTTTTGAGGAAATAGCAGAAGATCAAACTGACGATACAAAGACAATTATTGAGGATGAACTAGAGAATCATGGTGAATCTGCTGGAATAGCAATATATGATGCTAAAGATGTTGCTATTAATGAATTATTCAAAGAAGATGATGAAAGATTCGTAAAATCATTTGGTGTTGAGAAGGATACTTTTGTTGCTTTGAAATATCCACATGATGCTGTATATGGAAGTGAAGGAACTATAGGTGGTCAAGATCATATCATATTAGAACAATTTTCATACAGTCCTCCTCAACAAAACCAATTGAAAGACGGTAATGCGAATATTGCTAATGAGGCTACTACCGGATCTCCATATCTTGAGGGTGTACAAAGAAATTCTGTGCTAAGAAACTTTTTAGGTATGGTAAAAATGCCAATTCCAAATAACCTCACGTTTTCAAATGGTGTTGCATGGGGAGATGGAAGAGCAAATCCTCTAGAAATGGCAGCATTTATGACCGCACAAAATGCAGTAAGGCAAGTGGTGCGAGGTGGAGATTTTGGACAAGCGTTTGGACAGATAGGAGGAGATATAAAGAAGATTCTGAATAGCATACAAGGAGGATCAGTAAGTGGTCCAACAGGAGAAGCAATTAGTGCCATAATATCACAATTTGCTTTGAGTAGAGCAGGAATAAATGTTGATGCAAATCAAATGTTGGCAAGAACAGTAGGAACAGTCATAAACCCCAACTTAGAATTATTGTTCAATGGTCCTAAATTGAGAAATTTTGTATTTTCCTTCAATTTTGCTCCAAATGATGAATTAGATGCCTCTGTAATGAGAAGAATACAAAGATTCTTCAAACAAGGTATGGCACCGGGAAGAGCTAACGCAAATAGAATATTTTTAGGATCTCCAAATATCTTCAGAATTAGATACCGAACAAATGAAGGGCAAAGAATAAAGGGTCTGCCAGTACATAAAATATGTGCACTCACAACATGTGAGATAAATTATGCTCCTGATGGAGTGTATCAATCATATGAGGACTCTGCAGCAGGGTCATCACCGGTTAGAACTATTATGAATTTGAACTTTACCGAACTTACCCCAATATTCCGTAATGATTACCTCAATGATCTTGAACCGGGAAGTCCTTTGGACTTCTCTGATGAATTTGGAAGTCCAAAAGGTTTAGGAGGATTTGAACCAATTTCACTGGAGGATACAGGATTCTAATGGCATATTTCACCAATTTCCCCGATATTTTACTACCATCCTTTACTGATAATAGGAATTCTAGTACTGATTTTGTAAAATCTAAAAATTTATTCAAACGTGCAAAAATTCGTGATGATATATTTCGTGATGCAGTGGCATTTGAAGAATTTGCAATACAAGGTGATGATAGACCTGATAATGTAGCATTCAAAGCATATGGGGATTCAAACCTTGATTGGGTGGTTTTATTGTCAAATAATATATTGAATGTTCGTGATGAGTGGCCAATGTCAGACACAGATCTAAACCGTTACTTAGATAACAAATATACTCAAGAGCACCTCAATGATGTTCATCATTATGAAACTAAAGAGATAGTTCATCCTAGCACCGGTGCATTACTTCTTAGTGAAGGTCTGGTGGTAGATTCTACATTTCAATTCAATTATTATGATCAAGGTAACAAAACTAAATTAGGAACTGAGGTAATGGGTGCAGTTACTAATTACCAGTATGAAGTTAATAAGAATGATGCCAAGAGAACCATATATTTACTTAGAACTAATTTCCTAACACAGATATTCTTAGATATGAAGGAAATAATGAGATATACAGATAGTTCACAATATATTGATAGTCGCACTAAAAAAGGCGACAATCTTAGAGTACTGTCACCTAGATAAAAAACCTTAAGACAAAAAAAATACCGGAGTTTTTTTTCCGGTATTTTTGGAACTAAAAGTCGAATTTGCTCAAGGTTTGTCTACAATTTTTACTTTGTAGATAGTATTCTTTGCATTCTTTCTTGTGAAGTGCAAGTCAATACGTTTCTTGATATAGTATAGGATAATCAATACGATTAGGAATTGAATACCCTCACCCCATGACATGTTCCATGCTTCATTGAGGTTGAGACTTGCTGCTGCAAGTAGGTCTGATCCTGCCATATTATTCCTCCGCTAAACGTTGGAAATATGAAAGGGCATCATCAGTGTCTTCACTTGCTGCCACAGCAACTGGTTCTTTTATGACACTTGCCTCTTCCTTGACTTGCTCACGAGACTTGAGAGTAACTTCCTCTTGCTCGTCAAAAGTTTCAGGGTCGAGTGCCTTTCTTGCAGTAGATGGATTCAATACAGCATTCATTCTCTTCTCCAAATCCTGATAGGACTTGAATTGATCTGCCTTTGTGAACTCTTCCAATGAAAATTGTCCTTTCCATATGGTTTCTAATGCATCATCGTCATCCAATAATGCTTCAGTTTTTGTGAACTCACTTGAATCGTAGTTTCTATAACCGGCAACGTTCTTTGCCTTCAACTTGAAGTTAGCACCTTGCCAGAAGTCAAATGGATCAATTGCTTCCTCATCTTCAAACTCAGGTTGCATTGCTGCAGTTATCTTATCAAAGATCTTTTTACCGAACTTGTATAAGAATACTTTACCTTCATTTTGTGGATTAGCAGGATCCTTTACAACATATATGTTTGAGATATATGAGAGTTTTCTCTTCTGCTTTCTTGCTTGATCTTTATCGTCATCACTACCACTATTCCATAGTAGTCTATTGTACTCCGACACTGGATCTTTCTGACCTAGTGTGGTGAGACTGTTCTCAATGTACCAACCTCCGGGACCTTGAAAAGCATGTGACCATACCTTTGCCCATGGAAGTTCTTCCCCGTCGGGTGCAGGAAGAAAACGGATTACAGCATAACCGTTACCTGCTTTGTCAACTTCTAGTTTCCAAAGACGCTCATCAGCACCATTAGTAGTGCCTTTGTTCATCTTTTCGATCTCACTTGTAAGTTTAGAAGTGAGACTGCCTAGTCGTGACTGTTTCTTTAGATTTGCGAATGACATTAGTTTGATTAGTTGGATTCGTCGGATTGAATAAATCGGTGGATTAGCACCTTGCATACAACAAGATTAATATAACATACTATTTAGGTAAGGTCAAGTATTATATCTCGGTTTCATCATCAACTAAAACCTTATGAGCAGTGCCATGTCCATCATAGTCATCACTGTCATAAAACCCTCCTTTTGTACCAAAAAATAGTGTCAGCACAACAAAGGGGATACACAGAATTAGTAGTGTTAGTCCTAACATAGTTCTCTATATCCCATTCCAGAATGTGTCTGATGGAGTTTGCATATTCCTTGATACAATATACAATCCTACATTACATAAGAACCAGAATAAATTGGTCACCCATGCCTGTCTCCAACAGTATCTTCTATTGCTCTGTACAATGTACATATTTCTTTCATTCATTGTTGAGTCAGCAGAAAGTGGTCTAAATTTCAACCACTGTTCTAATAGCAGAGATATTACAAATCCAATTGCGAATATGTAAAACATCAGGTTTAGAAACCCTGCTGCTGTGAATAAAAATGCTAACATTAGTCTCGTTGCCTCCAATCATCAGGTCTGTCCTGATGAAACCAGTCTAACACATCTTCTGGAGATCCGAAACCCCTACGATGATTACTTGAATCGGGGTCTCCTATATTCAAGTTATTCAGAAAAGAATCGTTAGGATTTGTTCTCATTCTTCTTGCTGTACTCAACATACCTCTAGCAGATGTATTTGCTTTCGACAATTTCTGTGCCCATATCATATCTTCTACACTAACTTCTGTTCCTGCTGCAATTGATTTGCAAATACCTTCTAACCGAAGGCGGTATGCTGTTGATAACATGTACTAATGAGTAATATAATATTATGTATGTAATTTATCAGATAATTCTCGTAAAGTTTGTCTCATGTTCTTGAATATTGTGTTCATATTAACTTCTTTGAATCCCATAGCAGCAGAGGTCATTTGAATTTTTTCCTGCATCTTCTTCGCATCCGGATCATCTGATAAAGACAGTCTTGTCCACATAACTTCTTGCTTATCAATAAGATCTATCAGTTTTATCATATGTTCTTTCTTCTCTTCATCACTCATGGTGGCAAACTGCATTATGACAGAGTAGAGATCTTTTTGTGTCTCAAATATGTCTTGTAGTTCTTCTTGTATGATCTGTGACCCGAAGAATTTACTCATAAAGTTGTTCCTTTAGATAGGTTTTGTATTTAAATACATCAATATTTAGAAATGGAGAATACTTCTTCATTTTCATACTAATTTTCTCCCATACAGGGTCAGTCAAAGTCTTATCAAAGTTCTTCTTATATCCAAACACCTTATCTAAAATTATCATATTCTCAATACTCAATTCATCTCTTAGATGGCACTTGAGTATGTGTGGATGACCTTTACCTGTGAACCACTCTGCAAAAGGAACTTTACATAATTCATCTATCTCTTGAGTAAACTTATAGTATAAACTCTGCTGTCTCTTCTGCCATGCTGAGTAATTTGCATCACCTGTCCTAGCGATTGTCCCTATCCAAAGACTCTGAGGATCAGTTGACTCTACAAAATTAGCAACAAAGAATTGTTTGACCTCCTCATCTGGATACTTCCTTGATGTTTTCTCGAAAAAATATCTGTCCTTTCTTTTATAAAATGAATCTACACTAGCATTAGTCTTACCACCATACTGAAAGTAATCATACTTCTCTCTGGTGAAGTGACTCTTCATTGCAAGATATATTTTATAGGTGTCAAAGGGTGTCATTGATAATCTCGACTTCAGCATCTGTCAACTCAGGATAAATTGGTAACGATACAACTGTCTTAGATAACTTCACTGCATTCTCTGTGGGTGCTAGTGTGTATGGATAGTTGATTCTAGTAGGATAACATACTTTCTCTCTAAAGTCATCCCTATCATCAAGTTGAATGACAAACTTTTGTACAGCATGTGAGTACAAATCATTTATCAATACCTTATGCTTACAATTCTCCATCCAATACTTAGCGATCTCTTTTCTCCTTCTTTCCCACTCCTCCAAATACTTTGCCTTGATCATCATGCATGCACAATCTAACTCACTCATCTTTGAATTAGTTGCTACATCTGTGTACTTTGGATGATGATGGTGACGGAAGTTTTTTATAAACTCATACAACTCAGGTATAGATGTGCAAATAGCACCACCATTCCCATAATTAGGTAGGTTTTTCATTGGGTCGAATGACATTGTGCATATATCACCAATTCTTTTGAATCCATTACCTGTCCAATTCTGTGCACCATCTTCACATATGATTCCTTTCTGTGGTTTGAGTGCTGCTCCGTATAGTCCTACCAATACAACAAGATCTGTCCACTCCTCTGCATGTGCATCTTGCATCAATCCATATTCATCTACCTCAACATACTTTATCTTACAACCCACTCTCTTGAATGCATTGTCTGTAGCAATGAATGAGAATGCAGGAAGATATACAGTGCCATCATAAGTTTTCTTGTACCACTCTGCTACAATTTCTAATGCCTGTGTACCATTATCTACTGTGAGTGTGGGTTGTTTGTTCTTCTTTGTCAACCACTGCTCAAAGTATCTTGTATTCGGACCCAACATATGTTGACCCGTAGAATACACATGATCAGTTGCCTCTAGTATTTGATCTCGAAGAAACTTATACTGACGTTGTAAACCAGTGAACGTGATCGTAGAACTCTGTGAACCAATCATAATAAATTTGTAGACCCTCCTCTAAGTTTGTTGTTGGATTGTATCCGAGTTGTTCCCTTGCTTTATCAATGCACAGGGCATCTCTGCTAGGAAACTTGCCATCTTTTTCTTGAACTATTACCTCACCATCACCAACCATATCTATTATACACTGTGCTGCATCATAGATTGTTCTTGCCTGCCCCCTTGTTATATTATAAGTCTCATTTGGTAAACCAACATTTACAACTCTACAGATACCACTAGCAGTATCATCTACAAAACTAAAATCTAGTTTCTCTTCTACACCATTGACTGTAAGAGGTCTGCCTGTTCTAACGTTGAGTAAGAATTTTGCAACCACTCTGTCACCCACATCACGAGGACCATAAACTGCTGATGGTCTTATAATATTATATTCCATACCAAATCTTCTACCATAATCTTTCACCATCTTCTCACCAGTATACTTCATGATAGCATACAGACCCTTCGGATTGCATGGATCATCTTCTCTAGCAGGACCATTCATATCACCATACACCATAGATGATGAGATATAAATCAATCTTCTGTTCTTAGATATCTCTAAGACATTCAAGAGACCTTCCATCATAGTCTTGACACCCTCTTGAGGATTAATGTCAACACTCTTTTGTCTAGGGAATGATGCTAGATGCACTACTACATCAGGATCAAATTCCATTGCTTTATATAATGCTACGAAGTCACAGATATCTGTCGTCAATACCTTAGATTTTATAAATCTTTTTCTTTCCTTTACAAGATCTACTAACTCATCAGATTCAATCGACCCATAGGTAGTATGATTATCTACAATCAGAACATCATGTCCTTGTTTCTCAAGTAGATGTACGACTCTATGTCCTATGAATCCACATCCACCTGTCACTAATACTCTCATAAAAAACCTAGGGGGTAAAATTTTGCCGGGATTTTTTTTCCGGAATCTGGTAAACTAAAAGTCAATTTTGCTCCAGTGTTTGTACAATGGATGATCTTTAGATAGATCTGTGATGGGTGGTTCCTGATGGAACAAACAGACTGAGAACTCAGGTCTGTATTCAAAGCATGGTTTCATATCATTCTCCCAGTAATGTTTTGGAAGACAACCTTCACGGTAAGAGTAGAAAATCTTTGGAAAGAATGTTGGTTTGATACCTGATCTATGATACCATTTATCAGTTCCAACTATGTTCTTTACAATGGTTCTCCAATCAGACTCCCATCTTTCATAGATCCATCTGTTGTCTAACCAAGTCATGACACTGGTATTATACTGTGGTTCATGTGGATGTGCAACCCTAAACTTGACACCCTTCCACACTGCTCTGATCACTGCCCAATCTTCTTTCGATTCAAATATAGGAGACAGATCTCCTTGTATGATTAGATCTAAATCAAAGTAAAACTTACGTTCATATCTCAACAACTCATCTCTACCAAATATCTCTACCTTATTCCAAGTTGGCCACCACCCTTCACTTACTCGTGGTTGCATATCATATGTGTAAATGTCTGGATGTATTCCTGTAGGATCATCAGTAAAACATAGCACATCATCATCAGTCTGCTCTCTGATCGCTTTGTATAGATTGTTTACATACTCATGTGAATATAACTTGCCTATCTTAAGACAAATCACACAGTTCTGGGAAAACTTCTTTGTAGTCTGTTTTGTTAACATGATCAATCGCTTCAGTGTATTCCAAGAAATTATTCCAACGCTCTTCCCAGTCTGGAATGTCCTCTCTCAATGCTTGACATAAGAACTCCAAATTAGTTCCTTCATACTTGTCTGCCAATCTTTTTCTGACATTAGGATGAAGAGCATCAATCCTACAGACCTGTGGATTAACTACGTTGTTGAACTTGTATGGTATATTACATTTGATACACCAGTCTACAAGTTTATCTAGTTGTAGAACAGACAGTGATGATAGAGTAATTCCTGCTTGGAATAAAGATAAGTGAGGAGTAAACTCCTTGATGTTGTCTATAATTTTACCCCAGTCAGAATTGTTTCTCATATAATCATTATACTTACCATAACCCTCAACTGACCAACTGATTTCTACCTCATTGAAATGCTTGAAGTAATCTGTAATCTTCTTTTCATTCCAATGTAAGGTTGTCATATTGGAAATATAGATGATCTTGATATTCTTTGACTCACCTGACTCAATCAACATGTCCAACAACTTATAATGTGATGGCATGACAAATGGTTCTCCACCTATGATGGTGAATGATCTTATCTTAGGTGCTAGTTTTCTGAATGATTGTAATTGTATATCAAACAGTTCTGGATTATCAATCGCCAAATCATATCCTATCTCACCCTCATTGAAATTATCAACGTGATCCATACCCAAAAATTCTCTGACCTTTGGATTATATTCTACTAATTTCTTTGCTTGTATCTGCCTACTACTAGAGTTTTTTATATTACACATAAAGCATGTGAGATTGCATGCATTACCCCATATTCTCATCTTGATATCAATCACTCTACCAAGAGGAACTTTTGCTAATGGTTTTCTTGGTGACTCTAATCCTGCTTCTTCAGCAGCAATACAATTTCTACACACATCTCTCACTAAAGGAGTCAGTGGATCGGGTTTCATCATGTCCCGTCTCAACTGACTCATTGGTTCACTCTTGAAAAAATCGTATGCTCCTTCTTTCAGATGCACCGCTTTGAATGATGCATTCTTCTCAGATTTATATGGATGATCACAAACTGTATAACAACATGGCATCATCATGTGATATGAATCACTGAACAGATGCATGAATGGAAACTTGCAGTAAACTCCTGCCATTTAGATGGTAAACTTTGCTTTAGATGTTCTCTTCAAATAATTTAGGTTGATAGCATTACACTTCAACTTCTCCTTCAATGGTTTAGATATAAGTTTGTTGACATTATCAATCTCTATACTATTCTCTTCACAGTAATGACAAATTGCCTCTATGTAATTCATAGATTCATTTTCTTTGACAAGTTTCTCGATCTCCATAGCAAACTTCTCTGAACAGAGAAAGTTCTTCTTGATCATCTCCTTGACTTCACTTTTTGATTTCATTTAGTTTTTCCTCGACGAATAGTTGGATGTACTGGACAAGTTTTCTCATATATTTCATCTTATCATACTCTTCGTAAACTTTCACCTCTCCGTTGGTACATGTCATGAGAATGACAAGTTTCTTGACGGGGATGTCTGTGATCTCATAGAACATACAAGCATATGCTGCTGCCTGTACAAAATAGTTCTCGATCCAATCAACAGGTTTAGGTTTCTCTGCAGTTTTGAAGTCAATGATTGCAAGTTCTCCTTTGTACTCTGCGATGCAATCTACCGTCCCTGCTACTCCTAATTCTCTGCTGTATAGAGATTTCTCTAACGCATAGATGTTATTTATGTTTTTCAACTCTTTTTTTGCTTGAGTGAATAACATCTTAGTGCTAGGGTTGTCTAACACAACATCTTCATTGAGTAAGAAGTGTTCTATCAACTCGTGAGTTTTTGTACCACGATTGGTTGCCTTCTTAGTGATTCGGTTTGCTTCCTCCTCACCAATTCTCGCTCTCCATTTCTTGAAGATTTCTCTGTTCCAATATGATGTGACAGAGGTGATGGATACCATCGGTCTATCATCAACCGAATAATATCGGACACCATCGATAGTCTTCCTTGATAGTGCAGGAAGATCACACTCTACATGATTAAACATCAATACTCATTGCCAGTTTGTTGAGAATATAACTCTTGACTAATCCTGATCTTACTATATCTTCAATACCAAATTCAATAGAATCAAACTCAGGCATTGCTGCAAGTATTTTCATGAAGTCAAGGATACCATTCTTCTCATTTGTTTTTACTAAGTCGGTTTGTGCAGCGTCACCACAGAAGTGGATCTTACAGTTCTCTCCTACTCTTGTTATTATACTATCTAACTCATGAAAATTCAAGTTCTGACACTCATCAACAATCATAATACAATCATCAAGTGTTGTGCCTCTGACAAAACTGGTTGACCAAAACTTGACACTCTCCTGTGTCTTCAAATTACCCCACAACATTTCAAAGTCATTGTCTGTAGGTAATTCAAACATATACTTTACCATATTCTTGTATGGAATCTGGTATAGTGCTGACTTATCATCATGATCTCCGGGAAGGAAACCTATCTCTCTTGTAGATACAAGAGATCTTACTATTACAATCCTGTTATATGGTGTAATAGGATCGAGGACTTCCTTGAGGGCATGATATAAAACCACAAAAGTTTTACCAGTTC